CCCATGTGCAAGACGGATGGAACTTTCTGTAACCCTAACGCTCGTGGTGTCCAGCTCGAGGCTTTCGGGGGGTTGGATCCTAGCGGTAAGAGAACTGGTATGCACAGGGGCTCTGGTTTGAGGACTGGGCATTCAGCTTAATTTTCTCAAGTAATAATAAATGGCGTATCAACTCCAACCAGGACTGAACATTGTCCAAGGTGGTGGTGTTCCCACGAACAAGGCGACCGATGATGTTTTTGTGTACCCACAACCCAGTGCCTTGAATTATTGCTGTAACCCTTCGACGATGGTATTCGGGACTGCTCCCTACATGGCGGGTAAGGGTTCCCCAGCTCAACATATCGAGGTGAGTGACCAACTCCGTCCCCAAGCGACGACGCGTTTCAATAAAGTTGTGGTGAAGCCCCATGAAAGTGGTTTCTTCCCCCTCAATGATGTGGCGTGTAAGGTACCTCTTCGCACTCGTACCTACGAACCACTCAGCACGCGTGCCCATATCCAGAATAGTATGTTTAACCAAAGATATTTACCCCAATAAAAATATTATCATCAAGTAAGAATGGCAGACCCCGTGTCCATAATGGCTGTCGCCGGTCTCATTTATGCCGGTCGTAAACTGAGTGAAGTTCCAGAGCAACCCAAAAAGGTTGTGGAGAAGGAGCCTGAATTGTACGATACCGAGTATGAAGAAATTGAATTCTCTGATCCATTCACTGATCGTAAATCTGAAGTCGATTCCTTTTCGGTTGTCGCACCACAAAGTAGGACCGGTGGTCAAGAACTTCTCGAAATGCGTGGTCGTCTCTACGACCAGGGTCGAATGAACAATCTTTCCCCAGTCGAAAAGAAGTTAGTTGGTCCAGGTCTGGGCCTCGGTGCCGACGTTGAATCAGCCGGTGGTTATCAACAGGTTTTCAGGGTAAACCCTGTAAACACGGGTGCGTACCGTCTCACTACATTACCCGGTAGATCTGGTCCTGCCGTTGATACTAAGGGTGGTCGTCGTGCGGAGATTGGTAAGGTGAGCTACAACCATCCCGAAAAGACTGCCTACCTCCCAGAGCGTCGCCCTCCCACCCTTGGTCGTGCCCAGGGTATGAGCGGTGTTGTCCCTCGGGCGTCTCATCAGAAGGCGATGCGAACGACCAACCGTTCCCAGACAGGTCACCGTGCCGACGGTCTCGAAAAGACACCTGGTCGTCGTTTCATCCCCGGTCAGACCCTACCTCAGAACCCCACACGCAACAAGGAGGACATCCACGACTCCCAGTTCATGCACGTGAACAACCCTTCGCCCGGTATCGCAAACTTCTATGGTGGCTATATGATTGCACCCGCGGTTCGTATGGGTGTCGAAGGAACCAATGGTCAGGCTGGATACAGTGTTGATCAACAGTTCGCCTTTGGTATCAGACCCGATGAACGTCGTGCCAAGCCCAACCGTATGGGTAACCCAGGCCGCATGAACGTCCGTGAGAAGCCCGTCAACCAACATGGTGCCTTGACGACGATCCGTCACGATAAAACACGGATGGATGGACGCACTGGTGCCGCGAATGGTGGTTGGACCCAGAACTATAAGGTCAACCCCTATACCGAACTCAACCCCTACAAGGGAGCTCCCAACCCTCATGTTATGGGTAACCGTCTAGATTTAGCGAAAAACCAACTTGCGAACAACCCCTTCAGCAAGAGTAGCGAGCGTGACTATTCGAAATACCCAGACCCGCACGACTATGTCATAGATCTAAAGAATGAAATTTACGACGTCCAGAAGATTACGTTGTTATCCGCTCGTATACCCAATAGTCAGACACTGATTCATGGACACAACAACACGTTTAGTATCGATAGTACGACCATCAGTTTACCGAATCGTTCTTTCGCAAATGGTGACGACCTCGCTTCGAACATCACCGACCATGTCACCGACCTCACTGTCACCTATGACTCTAACACGAATGCACTCTCTTGGTTGAATGGGACTAACTCACCTACAGTTCTGAAGTTTGGTGACGGTACGAATGCTCGCTATGGTCTGGGTACGCTGGACAATGTTTCCAACCTCATCACTTCCGAGTTTACGACACCCCACCAAGTGTTTGGGTTACCACCTCAGAACATAACGATCGCACAAAACGAAATTTACACAGGTGGCAGTATCAACCTAGAAGGTCCGAATGCCTTACTCATACGATTAGGTGTTGGGTCGGAAACCTTCAATAAAGATGTATACGTTCGTGAACCCTTCTACACCGGACAACTTCTATTAGATGGTCCCTTCATCAAACATAGCATCGATGATCCCATCGAACACACATTTTTCTCGGGACCACAAAAGAATTTGAAACAGTTACACATCACCTTCTTCACGATGAGTCAGGGACGTCTCATTCCCTACGATTTTAGAAATCAAGAACACGTGTTGAAATTTAAAATCGAGTGTAGCACTGGAAAGTTCAAAGCCATCTCGAAACATACAGCTCCTGATATCGGGGTTTTACCATCGCCTATAAGCATCCCCGATCTGGGGGATCCGTATAGATGGAATCAACAGTACATACTGATTGCCGTCATTACATTTTTGGGTATATTTATCCTATTCGTCACACGTAAGAGAACTTAACGGGTGATGGCGTACACGGGAGCCACGGGCTTCTTCACGGTGGGAGAGAAGCGGGAGATCACGAGGTACACGACGACCGACAGAAGGGTCGTGAACAGGGCAGTGAGACCGTAGTGGAGACCACCGTTCTTCTGGACGCGAACGATCTGGTTGATCGCCCAGCGGACAAGGTCGAGCCACGAGATGGCAGCCGCGAAGGAGAAACCCGCGACGACGGAGTTGAGGGACTGGGTCTGGAGTTCCTTGGTGAGTACCTGGACAGTTTCGATGGCGGGGCCGGACATTTATTGTAGGCATAGAAAATTATTCGGGTAATAATTCAACCTCTGTCAGGATCTTTTGGTATTTCTGCACAGAATACCCCTTGGTCACCTGGAAACTTTCTTCTGTGTCACAATCCGAGTCTGAACCAGAACTTGAATCTTCGTCGATGATTTTAAACTCATTGCTCGTCCATCCCACCGGGTCCATTACTATTAATAGCATTTTTTAACATCTCTTCTGCCGGGCTTTGAGGGGTCCATTCATCCCAATGATCATAGGCTTCATTAACCCTGATAAACCTGGAATCATCTCCTGAGTACCTGATAAATGGGGGACATTCATCGTCACTCACTTCTTCCACGGAATCTTCGTCATCCTCCTCCTGGTTGTCGTATATTTCTGGAAAAAACGAACCGATATGTTCTCCGACGGTATTCATGGCACAATACTTCGTGGCATATTCAACATCTTCCGCTGTGACGGTGTCACGACCAGTTGCTTTGCAGTATTCGCATGCAATGAGCATGCTCCGCTCGAGGACGGGTGTCATTATATCCATCATTGACGTAATGTACTGTTGTTCCATTACGTATTGAATACCATTCGCACCAAACCTTTATCCAATCTAAGAACATTGTAACTTAAAGCGTACACATCGAGTGTTCGGTCGTAGACTGTATTTTCAGTCACGTTGGCCGTGATGAGTTGATTGTTGATGAGGCTAAAGTTCACCTGTCCTGTCGGTTGTGCCTGCTCAGGTTCGCATGCGAAACTGTAACTGTAGAATCTTCGTATGAGGGGTGTTTTGGAATGATGGATCGCGGGCTGAATAGACTTGAGAAATACAAAGTTACCCGTATCCTTATCAAGAATTGGTGTATCGTTGAGTGTCAACTCTAAACTTTTTAGGTTTTCGTAGAAGATGAGCTTATTCTCACTCGTTATTCTGTCATTGTCGTAGTCAAAGGGTGACACGAAGTCCTCATAACCCTTATTGTTAACCCGCTTTATCACGAAATACATTTCCTTGACCGGATTCACAAACCGTGTTCTGATCTTGTGAGATTCAATCGTCTTTGGTATGGTGTATGTTCCCTGTTGCAGTTGAGTGATGACGTAATCCTTTTTATGTTTTTTTATGAAGGTCCGTTCGTACTCGTCAAGAAACGCCATCTCTAGGCAGACTTTACAACTTTTAATCTGGT